ATGGGATTAAATGTTGAAATTAGTACCGACATTGCCCAAGCCTTTGATACTGATTTGTCGGATGCTGTCAAAGACTTCACAGGCAGGCGTATCATCTTATCTGATGATGATTGGGCGGTTAATGATACCCAAGTACTATCTACCATCAATTACAGCGGTAGGGGCGTTTTTACAGGCTTTTACGCCCATGAGATTGATAACAAGACCATCATGCAACAAGATACCAAGCTAATTTGTTTGCAAAGTGAGCTAACAGACACGCCACAGATGAACGACAGCATTAATCAGATGAAAGTGATGAATATCAGCCAAGACCCAGCAGGTATCTGTTATTTCATACAGCTTAGGGGGATAAATGGGGATTAAGTGGAATAAAAAAATGACGGTTGAACCTATTGCCGATAAGATTGATGACATTTACCGCAAATTTGCCATTGACTGCTATAACAATGTCATCGCCCTAAGCCCAGTTGATACAGGGCGTTACAGGCTTGCTCACCATATCAGCATCGGTGAAAAAAGCTTAAATGAAAATGGGGGCGGTGTTGAGCTTGTCTTAGGCATTCCAAAGCATACTTATCCCATCATCTACATTCAAAACAACCTGCCCTATGCGTTGCGACTTGAACACGGCTGGTCGCAGCAAGCCCCAACAGGCGTTTATGGCAATGCCTTTAACAGTGCATTGGGGGCATTAGGCTAATCAAGCTGTCTTTGATATGCACGTACAGCGTCCATGATGAGCTGATTTTGGGGAATGTTTAAGCGTTTGGATAAGGATTTGATGAGTTCTATGTCATCAAGTTTTAGGGTGAATGCTTTGTTTTTTACCCCACGGCGTTCATTGCTCTCTTTTTGGATTTGGGTTTGGCTTTTTGGGGTGCTTGTGATTTTTGGCATGGTACTTGACCTTTTTTAAAAAATGTCTTATGATAATGGGTAAGGAGTGGCTAGGCGTTTCCACCTAACCTGCCTTGGCGACTGCCATCGCTTTAGGCTTTATCTGTTAGTAAGCTGGACAGCTTAGCAACAGTATGGCGATGATTGCAAACACTTTGAAAATGGTTTTCATCGTCTTACTCCTTGTTTTTGGCGTAAGCGTTGGTTTACGCCTTACCAATCAAGCAGACCTTGCTTGATGTGTTGTATCATATCCTAGCCTATTTTAAAAGTCAAATAATTTATGCCAAAAGCATGACTTAACTGCTAGATTTTGGTAAGATAATCAACACGAGGATAATTGCGATTTGTATGAAAGTTTTCATCGCTTTTTCCTTCTGCTAGTGAGTGTACAGTAGTTTGGTTGTTCCAGCAACCTTGCTACCACCTCCAAGACTGATAATACCTTGTCTTATTGGTGCATGTTGTAAGCTAACCAACAAATAAAGTCAATCATTTTCTATAAAATGTTTGGCTTTTTTATTGCCCAAAAAATGATTGACAAAACAAACCGCCCATTGTGGCGGTTTTTTATTGGACGAAACAATGAACAGTTTTCACATTGAGCAAACGCTACTGACGCATATCAAATCATGGGAGCATTTTGATGATATCCCCTTAGCCAAAGAAAACCGAAACTTTAAACCCCCTGATGGCATTTGGGGCGATAAGTCAAGACAAGCGTTAAAATCGGCGATAAATAATGGTAAGATTATCACAATCACTAAAAATATCAGCTTAAATGAGTTATTAGCTAGTAATACAGCGACAGCTCGTAAGATTGATAACATGCCAAATCAAGCGATATTACAAAATTTGATTGACGCTAGTGTAAATCTTTATCAGCCTGTGCGTGATATTTTGGGCGTACCAATCATCATCACGAGCGGTTACCGCTGTCCTGCACTTAATAAAGCAGTGGGTGGCTCTGCTACTTCCGCCCACATGTCAGGCTTTGCGATTGATTTTACCGCTCCAAAATTTGGCACGCCCAAGCTGATTGTGCCACATATTGTCAGAAAGCTTAAAGAAAAGGGCATTGGGTTTGACCAAGCCATCATTGAGTACCCAAAATCACCACGGTCTTGGTGCATTTGGGCTACAAGCACCCAAGCGGTAAACAAAGGGGCAGTAGTTTTGTGATTGGGTGATTGCACCAATTTTTAGTGGAAAAATCTCATGGAACTTTGATGATTATTACCCCCAGCCGTTGCGGTTGGGGGTAATTTTTATTTAACTAAGGCTACGATTAAGGCGATTAGTGCGACCGCTAAGCTCAACCATGGGAACCAGTTGGCTTCTTTTTGCAGTTTTACCGTTTCAGCTCTGAGCTTTTCAGCTTCCATCTTAATCCGCTCAAGTTCAGCCATCTTTAGCTCCCGATTTAAAGTTTGCATGTTTTTCATGATTAGCTCCTGCCCTAAAGGGCGTTACCAAGTTTTTAAACAATCATCAAGCGGTCATCCCGTCTTGATGTGTTTATTATATGACTTTTAAAGTCATAAAGCAAGCATTATTTTTAAAAATCTTGCATTTTCTTCCACTTGGCGTCGGGCATCTCCTGCTCCCCGCTTTCCCAGCGTGCCACCTGCCGAAAGCCAGATTTAAGCCCAAATTTTTCGGCAAGCTCGCTTTGGGTCAAGCCAAGTTTTTTACGCAGTGCAACGATATTCTCTGGTGATTTGATTGTAGCAACAGTGTCTGACAGCAAAAGCTTGAGTACTGCTACTAATTCATCATTGTGCATTTGCACAAAATGGCGGTCATCGCTTGGTCTAATCCAGCCATCGATGCGGCTGTTTGACAGCTTGAGCTCGCTTGTTTTAATTTTGTCTTTTAAGCCTTTGATATTGATGCCAAGCGTCTGCATGGCTTGGCAAAGCACATCATTAGCACTAAATACATCATTGTTATCAAGCAGCATCATGTTTGGAGCTTTAGTGCTGAGCTCGCTATCATCATGCACAAGCTCGACTTTTTTTGGCTTGTTGTCATAATCACGGCAGACAGCCCGATAATTAGCGTAAGCAGTGGCTTTGTCAGTGATCGCTTGGCTAGTAGCACCGTCAATGATGATTTTATAAGTCATAATTTTCGCAAAGTTAAAGGTTTGCGATAGTGTAGCACAAAACATCATCTCTTCACACCTCGCCATTTATCCACTTCGTTCGCCCACCACTGTAACAACTCACGGCGTTCATCAAGCATGTTGGCGTGATTATATACACCTCGCACTCCACCAATTTTGTGCGACAAAGTCAGCTCGATGGCGTCAATCGTCCAAAGGCGGCTCGTATGTGCGTGCGTGCTAAAAATCTTGCGAAAGCCGTGCAAGGTCTGCTTATGCTGATAGCCTGCTTTGACTAATACTTGATACAGGCTCCAAGTGCTAATTATTTCAGTGCCAGCGTGCGGCGATACAAAGACATAATCGCTGTGTGTGTTAGCATGCAAAAACGATTAAAAAATCAGCCAATGATGACTAAGCTAAAATCACAAACAATCTCTCAATAACATTGGGCGATTGTTTATTTTTATGATTTTAAGTTGGGGGTCGCTTTTGACTTCCTCCCCGCCCTAAGTGTGGGGATTCCTGCTCCCAGACGGTCAAGCCCAACCGCAAGAATGTTCTTACTGGCATTAATATCTCTATCATGCCGTGTGCCACACTCAGCACAAGCCCATTCTCTTATTCCAAGATCCGTCCTACCTTTCGGACTACTGGACATATCGCCACAGTACGAACAAATTTGGGTAGTGTATCGTTCATTTACGATTTCTAAACGGCAACCTGCATGCTTGCATTTGTAGGTCAGTTGTCGTTTGAGTTCAAACCAACCAGCATCATAGACGCTTTTAGCCAGTTTGCCTTTTTTACTGTTAAATTGATTGGATTTAACATCACCAACCACAACTATGGCATTATCCCTAACTAATTGGGTGGTGAATTTATGGATTAAGTCTAACCTTGTATTTTTGATTTTGGCATGGATTGCTTTGACACGCTGTTTGTTTTTGGCTCTTTGGGCGATGGCTAAGTCTTTGGCGTATTTGAGTGTTTGTTTGATTTGTAGTTTATCACCGTTTGAAGTGGTCGCACTGTCTTTTAAACCTAAATCAATGCCGACGCTACCAGTTCCGCATTGTGTTTTAGGGTATTCTTTGACGGTAATGCAGGCATACCAACGGTTACGGCTGTCTTGTACCAGTTCGCAGGTGTTGATTTGGTATAGGCTAAGGTTGTGGCTGTCCCATAGGTCGATGATTAGCTTTTGTCCTTTGGCTAGGGATAGTTGCAAGGTGGATTTTAAGCCTTTTTTGCCTGTTTGGTGGGTGGCGATATGCTTAATGGCGGATTGTTTAAACGGTATCCAGCCCAATGATTTGTGCTTAGATTTAGAATTGTTGGTTCGCCACTTAAGCTTAGCTTTTTTAAATTGGCGACGCGATTTAGCATGGGTTTCATTGATGGCTTGGATGGTTTGAGAATGTAAGCCTAGTAGCTCACCGCTGCCTTTGGTGTATTTGTTTAGGTCATAAGCACTAAAGAATTTGCCAGTTTTTTGTAGGTACTTATAACCCAAGTCATTGACATAATTCCACACGAAATTGACCGAACCGCTTAGGCGGTTAAGCTGTGTGGCGTGCTTATCTTTGATGCACAGCTTGAGTGTTTTCATGGGTTTATTGTACCATTTTATTAAGCCAAGAGATTAAAAAGGTAGATTTACCGCCTTATATCCACCGCCTGAAGTCGCAGGTTTACGGCGGTGATGGATAAACTATTGTTTTATATAGGATTTTATACCATTGCGGTTGGGAGTGATTGCCAGCTACAGTGCGACTTGCTTTAATTCTGCCAATTTTTTAAGCCATTGCTCATAGGCGGCCGTTTGCTGTGGCAAATAGTTGTAATGGTCATACACTTGCTGCATATTACCCACAGTGTGACCAATCATAATCTCAGCAATGTCACGACTGGTAAAAGCACTGAAATTGGTGCGTGCAGTTCTACGCAGGTCATGAAAGGTAAAGCGTGGCAACTGTACACCACAATGGCGGTCAATCCAATGTATCAGACCTGCAGTGATGTCTAAAAATGCGTTTTTTTCTAGCATTTCACCACGACGGTCGAACAGGTATTCGCTGCGTGAAATGGCGATGGCTTCGTCAATCAAAGCTTGCATGGGCGGCAGAATAGGGCGTATTAACGGTTGCTGGGTAATATGACCTACTTTGTGGTTCTCAGGTGGGACAGTCCAAACACCGTCTTGAAAATCGGTAATTTTAGCTCGTCTAAGCTCGATGCCACGGCAACCAAACATCAAAGCAAGTTCGGTCGCTAAGCGGTTACGGTAGCTAATTTTTGAGCCATATAACGCTTTGTAAAATAAGATGATTTCATCATCACTTAAGTATCGCTTACGCTTAACACGGACTAAATTAAAATCACTCAATTCAAGGTCGGCAAGGATGTTATGTGTGACGATTTCACGCTTTTTTGCCCATTTGAGCATTTGCTTGGTATTTGTGAGTATGCGTTCAGCAATGCCTGGAGTTTTTTCAGAAATGGATTCAATGATGATAATATACTGTTGTAAGGTAATGTCATTAATCGGCAGTGAGCCAATAACAGGAAAAACATAGAGCTCAAAGCTACGCTTGATATCGGACGCTTGTTTTTTGGTGATGACTGCTGATTTATCATACCACTGTAAAAAACACTCATAGAAAGTGTCAGCGTTAATATAAGCCTGCTTGGCGATTTGCTCTTCAAGTTTTGGGTCTTTGCCATGCAGGAGCTGTGTTTTGGCAGACAGTGATTTTTCTCTGGCCTGCTTGAGGGATATCAGTGGATAAACACCCAAATCAAACCGCTTTAATTTACCGTTAAATCGATAGCGTAATTGAAAGACAATCTTACCTTTGAGGGTGCTGTCTGGCTTGGCTGTTCTGCTGGTAGCTTACTTGCTGTGTTTGCCGCTTTCCGTATGGATTAGCTCTGCTCTTTTCACTCTCTGCCTTAGCTCGCTCTAGCATTTGATCAATTTGACCAGGTAGTGCCTGCTCACCATTAATCATTTGTTTTGCCCATTGCTGCGTCTGAGCGTGATACACACCAAATAGATTAATGCTGTATTTTTCTTCGCCCTTGTCATTGATACGGTAATTTTTGCTAAATATTGCACCAAAAAATTTACCAACAAGCTCTGGCGCAACCATACCTTGTTTATTAACTGTGCCACCAGCATTAAAGTCATAGGTGCTATATGTTCCCTGTGCCTGCGTAATACCTGCTGTGCCTGTCACTTTTAAGATGGCATTGATTAGATTATATCCAATCAATCGCTCACCTTGACCATTTGCGAAGTGAATAGCAACATCACCTGTTTGCTTTTCACTGCTTATTAAGCTTAGATGTAGCGTTTGCGTGCCTTTGTCGTTTTGGGTGTAGTAAGCTTGCGTAATTTTAACCACTTGCGCAGTATCACCATCAATAAAGTTACTTGCACCAAATTTGGCTGCGTCAGCATCGTTACAAGCGATAAAATAATTCATGAGTTTTCTCCGTTCTTAGATAAGTTATAATAGTTGCAAATCGCATTATCCACCATCTCTAGATCATTGGTGATAAGGTCATTGTCGAACATCTCAAAAGGGGTTTTTACAGTAGTAAAGCCGTTGTTTTTGGTGATAAAGTAGTTTTTTCCGCTCTCAATGTGCGTTTGTAATACGATACCCACCATGCCTTCAGGCGTAATTTTTTCATCGAGCAGCTTACCAATGGTTTTTAGCTTGGTTTTGCCGTCCACTTCGTCGGTATGGCTAAGAATATATACGCGCTGATACGGCTTCATGTGATAATTGACGGTATTTAAAATCCGCCAAATATTTTTGCCATTCTCTGTGTATTTATCATAACCTTTGACTTCACTATCTCGCATGTATTTATTACTCATGAGATACTGAAAATCATCAATGATGATGATAGGAGCTTTAGATTTCATCAAAATATCGCAAATCAGGTTCGGATCATCTGTAACAACTTGCTTAAATTCTGCACCACGAAACGGTAAGTATTTACCCACCACATTGATAAATCCGACATTATCAGGGTTTAGGTTTCTCAAAGAGAAACTTTTTCCTGTACCAGACTGCCCTAGAATGAATGCACCTATTGCCATTCTCTTTATCCTTATTGCACCTTGTAATAAATAGCAGGGCGGGCGATCTAGGTGCAAAAATAACCGCCGTTCGGTAGCTACTCCTAGCCCTGCTAAAACTTAACCAATTCTTATATGTTCATTTTGTACCAAGTTTGCCCCATCAATCACAATGCCATCTTTCAAGGCTTTGGCAATGGCCACATTATTGGCTTTGATCTCCATCTTTTGGAATTCTTTTGGCAGGCGATCCGCATTGATATCAAGGCACACACTAGGAATGCTTTTTTGTCTGCGTATCGGTATGATCGGGTCATCAACCTTTTTAATATCGTTCGCCTGCATTGCCGCCAGCATATTAGACTTAAGACACTCATTTAAATTGTTTAAAGCACGCTTTTTTGCTGATAAGCGCCTGATTTCACCGTCAAGAGCATCAATATCGCTGCTGTTGTTTTTGATAAATTTGCCATAATTTAATAGCTTGTCGTGGAGGTCTCCTCGCAAGTCTAGTAAATCATTGACTTCTTCATCACTTGGCGTCTCACCGTTTTCCAGCATTTCATCAAGTCTGATTAGACTTTCTTCAGCTTCTTTGCTGATTTGGGCTTCCTTTTTAGCCTCACTCTCAAAAGGAAGCCCAAATTCATGGGCTAATAAATCATAGTACTGTTGCTCATCATCAAACTGAGCAAGCTCCTCTTCGCTGAATTGCAATTCGATAAAGTCCATAAAATATCTATCGTTCATGCTGCCGCCCCCTTAATGTTCTCAGATAAGGCGGTGGGCTCAAACAGCCCTGCTTGTATTGCCAATACCTCGGCGATTTGCCAATCATCATGAGCCTGTAAATCAAGCTCAATTTCATGGTTGCCTAAGTACACCAATACGCTTAAAATGATGCTATGGTATTGACCGTCTTGATAACCGATACGCCCAGTTATTACCTGCTCAGACTTACCGAGCCTGATTGTTGCCGTTACTGTCTGCATATCAATACCCTGCCTGCGATAAACTGCCATCAAGGCAGATGATAAAAACCACCGCTAGGAAGGCGGCACATAATAAACCACATAAAAAATTCTTAATTATCATGCTTCTCTCCATTCGTAATTTTTACTACTAACAATTTAGACCGCCTTGGATTGCTTGGGTCTAAATTGTTAGTATCTGGTTAGTTTTGAGTTTAATAATTAATCAAGTATTTTTGGCATGCTCGCCACTACCGCTTGAACATCAGCGTCGAGCGAGTAGGATAGTTGTTTTCTTATGAAATCGAGTGCCTTTCTTGATGTATCTGTATATTTACAGCATTCATTGCCATTCATTACGAGATAGTCGCCACCAATTTTGTCAATGTGAAAACTGTAGTGGGGCGTTGGGCTGATTGAAAAGATAGTAAATTTATTGCAAACACCGAAGCGTGGGTCATTGCAAAGTGCCATGTTTTGTCTCCTTAAGTTAATCCGTGATTGATACCCCAAAGAGTGTCAGTAGCTGATTAGCTTGCCTCCGTTTGTTGTCTATCACGGTGGGCTTGATAGGTTCTTTGCTGTTAAATAATTTGGATCAGTTTCATTGGCTGATGGGTTTATTATAAGCATACTTATATTGATTTGCAAATAAAAAATAAGCAAAATAATAGATTTGCTTATAAAATATTGATTAATATGCTTATTTTATTTATAAAAAACCGCCATGAGGGCGGTCACATGTTATAATAATTTGTGTAAAGACAAAAAACCGTCATTAGGGCGGTAAATTTGGGGTAATAAAAAACCACCCTTTGGGGGTGGTTGGGGTGTTAGCATGTAAAGACTCTAGATAAAGCATTGAATGCAGATGGTATTTCAGAAAAAATTACTGAACAACCTGACGGATAATAACTTTAGCAACCGTGTATTTTTTCTGGGATTTTTGATAGCGCTCAATAACCGTAATATCTGCATTAATTTTGCGTTGACCATGCAACCTGTAAGGATTTATATCTTCCGCCAGCTCAAATTTTACTCGATGTTCAAATAACTCTGGGACAATACCAGCCCACCCTTGGGTATTTTTATCTTGATCGCTGGCATAAATATAAACATCTATATTGCTGTAATCCTGCTCACGCTCTTCTTGTTGCGGCACTTCTATCTGTTCTGGAACAGCCTGTACAACTTCATTTGGAATCGTTTGAGGGTTGGCAGTTTTGCCGCCAATCTCAATACTGCCATTTGGATCTTGTTTGGCTGGTTGAATGAAATCAGCTGTTTTTTGAATTGTCTTTTTGTCCATCACAGATTTTACAACCGCCACAACTTCATCATCTGATAGATCGCTATGCTCTGATAAGATGGCGATATTAGTGCTATTATCATAAAAATTATTAACAACAGCTTGCTCTTTTTTGCTACACGACTGTACAGCAGTTATTGCGCCAAAGGCAACAACTGCGGCAAATCCTGCGTATAACAATTTGCTTAACATGTGATGATGCTTAATACTGTCATTTAAAACTTCTTGTAATTTTTTGGCGTTTTGTTCACCAACCAAGCCGACAGTAAGTTTTACCTTGAGATCTTCCCATAAGCTACCTGCTCGAACATCTTCTACAAGCAACTCAGCTGTATGAATATTAAGTTCAGGATAGATTTTGTCTAATACTGTTACACTTTTAGGAATAAGGTGTTGCAAGGCTGTCAAGCTGGTAACCACATCGTCCACGCTAGGCGTGGTTGTCATATTATACTTAATATGAAAATCTATATCTATGGTTTGGGTCATAAAATATCTCTAAGATTAGTTTTGATTAACAATAAAATCTAATTTGTCAAATAATCGATGGTTTTGTCATAGTTCAAATTGTTAGAAATTGGCGCTGTGCCATTATCCATAGTCAAACTTCTAACCACTACGATATACCACGCGCCCAATGATGATTAGGCTATCGCCATTGCTATCATCGACGATGCTACGCCAGATGTTACATTAGTTAAAAAACCGTTTATATCATCCACATCAATACTCCACCAACTTCCCAACCACCTTACCACCGCTCAAGACGGCTGACACTCCACACCCAGCCAATCACTTCAAACTCACCATCGCTGATCTGCTGCTTGGTGGCGACCTGCTCAGGAAATTCAGCGGCATTATCGCTGACGATACGCACGCCACCATCAGGCAGTCGATACAGGCGCTTACATAAGCACAGCTCCCCAAAGCGAATAGCAAAAATCCGCCCATCTTTGATCTCTTTTCGTCCTTTATCGATATAAATCGTATCGCCATCCTGCACATAGGGCGTCATGCTGTCATCACGGGCAGTGACTGCAAAGGCATTTTCAGACATTACCCCAAGATTGCTCAGTGTACGCTTACCCATGCGTAATTTGCGAGTTTCATGCGTCACAGCATCATTGACCGCGCCATGGCCACAGGCGAAGGCAATGTCTTTATAAAAAGGTATCTCGACTTCATCATCCAGTGGGGTGCTATCGTCCCATTCGGTGATAGGGGTGAGTTTATAATTATTTTTTGTCATCTCACCTTCGCCAGAAATTAACCAATGTACATCAACACCAAAAAGATGCGCCAGCTCAATAGCACGAGTGGTACTTTTGCTTTTACCACTTTCAAGCTGAGAGTATGCAGATTGGGACAAGCCCTTAATTTGTTCGGTTACTTGCTTTTGGGTAAGCCCCTTGGCTTTTCTTGTATATTTCAGACGATCTTTGAGTTCCATAGCTTTTTCCTATTTTTAGGATATCTCTAGGGCAATTATATTAGATAACTAATATTTTTACAAATTAGAATACTTATTTTTTAATTGATTTTATGTATCATTTAACTTATAATTTCTTATATTTTTATAAGATAGTGGTATAATGTCTAAAATAAAAAATGAAGCTGTGCAGCGTCTCATTGAGTTTTTTGGATCACAGATGAAACTAGCAGATGCTTTGGATGTAGAGCAATCAGCTGTGAGCGGCTGGTTAAATAATCGTTTTTATATTAGTCGAGATAATGCAGACTTAGCAGAAAGTTTAACAAACGGCGTGGTGCGTTCAGAAGAGCTACGACCACGGAAGAAAACAAAAACCCCTAGCGATAACTAGGGGCGGTGTCCATTTTCGGATTAACCCAACCTCTTAGGAGATGAATTAAATGAACAATTTTATATTAACAGATATCGGTAATGAAAGCAATGCTTTTAACTACCCAAGAACACATTTAGACGCCCAAGAGCAACAAATCGCTGAATTTATCAAAAATGGCGGTAAGGTAATCAATCTTGACAACACCAAACGACCAAAGAAAAAATCAGTAAAAAAGCGTGATTTCAACAACCAAAGGCTAAATAGCAAAATGCACCTTGTTTTGTGCTATCTAAAAAGGTCAGGTAAGCGTATGACTGGCTTACAAATTCAAGAAAAATTCGGAATATGGGCATCAACTTTAGGGGTTCAAATGGAACTACTGAACGCACAGGCAGGTAAGACGCTGATTGAAAACGAAAAAATTCGTGATGAAAACAATCGTTTAAAGCGTGTTTATTGGGCAAGCACACAAGACAAGGAATGAAATAAAATGAGTTTTAAAGCAGTCGCATGGGCGGCAGAACAGACCAAAACAACAACTTCATCACAAACTTTACTATTGATGATTTTAGCAAATTTTGCTAATGAAGATTTTAGAGCATATCCAAGTCTTGAAACATTATCAAAATTAACACGACTTGATAAAAGAACAGTACGAAAATGTCTAATTGAGTTGCAAGAATTGGGATTGATTTTTGATACTGGTGATAAGTATAAAAAACAAATTTGTGTATATTATCTAAATTTACTAGATGATAAAGTTGGTGATAATGGTGCAAATCTGACCGTAAAAGGGGGTACAATTTTGCATGAAAGGGGGTGCAAAAATGATACCCCTAACAAAAATGATACCCCTAACAATTTTGTATCAAAAGGGGGTACAATTTTGCACAAAGGGGGTACAATTTTGCATGAAAGGGGGTGCAAAAATGATACCCAATCCTATTATAAACCTATTAATAATCCTGTTAGTATAAACACGCACGCACGCACGAGCGAAAATTCTGACCATCTGAATAACTCAGAACAACAATCAGAGATGGTTAAAAAACTAAGTTCATCATCAAATGATTTTGGTGAAAAAACTCACACGCCTGCCAAAAAATCAAAAACAAAACACAGTGAACAAAAACCAGTGGATGTAAAAGCGTATTTGGCAGAACTAGGCGTTAGCAAACAAGCTTGTGATGATTTTATTGATTTTAGAAAACAACTTAAACGACCACTGACAATCACTGCGGTAAATCGATTGGTAAACGAAGCAAATAAAGCTGGTCTAACGGTAGAACAAGCTGAAATGCAAAACGAAATTAACCGCTTTTTGACAACCTTTGGTAGAAAAAAACATGGGCTACAGACTACAGAAGTTTAATATCAAAGATATGAGCATGAAGTACAAAAACAAGAAAGTTAAGATTGACGATATCACTTTTGACAGCAAAAAAGAAGCAAACCGTTACCTTGTGCTAAAGCAAATGCAAAACAGTGGTTTAATTAGCGATTTAACGCTTCAGAAGCCGTTTATTTTGGTTAATGGTACTAGGATAGCAGGCGAGCCTAGAAAGCGTCCTAGCGTGCGTTATATTGCCGATTTCGTGTATTTTGATAATAGGGCTGGCAAAACTATTGTTGAAGATGTGAAATCAGCAATTACAAAAAAAGATAAAGTATATCGTTTAAAAAAACATTTAATGAAAACTGTGCATGATATTGATATTTTGGAGATATGAACAGGAAAAGCTTTTCTAAGCTTAAGTGCTAGATGATGAAACAAGTTTTTAGAATCATTAGTGAATTGGTGATGAAACATTGCTTTACCGAGATCGTCAAGCAATACGAAAGTGGTCAGGTTTGTAGTGTGGTTATCACTGATAAAAACGAAACACGCACAAACGCCCAAAATCGCTTATATTGGCTATGGCTTAAGCAAATCAAAGATAAGACAGGTCAAGATGACGATGATTTACATGTGATGTTTAAACGCCTATTTTTAGCCAAGATTTACGCAAGAGATGATGGCGAGATGGCGCAGCTTTTTGAATCATTAAATACGCTAAAAAGACAGCCGAATTATGAGCAAGAAGTGGCGCTACCATTTGCTAAGCGATTCTTAACAACAACACAGGCAACAACAGCGCAGTTTAGTGAATATTTAAATGAGATTGAGGTTTGGGCGTTCAAGAATGGCATAGCTTTAAGCGTTCCTGATGACCTAAAGTGGATTAAAGATGATGAAAAAATTAGCATTTCATAGAGCGAGAACATGACAACATACTACAATGAACAAAACAATCAGCTTGCAAAGGTGAATAGTAGCAAGGCTGATAAGGACGGCAATATCTGGGTAGAGATTGACGGCAAAGCACCTGTACCAATGAATTATGACGATTTTATTAAAAATTTTAGGAGTATGAGCAATGAGTTCTCAAGAAAAGCACGGTGATATTAAGACTGGTTCGAAGTGGTCAAGACAGCCTGATCATCCTGTCGTTACGATTTGCGATGTCAAAAACGGTAAAGTGTATCTCTTTGATAATGGTACAAATTTAACATACCGTTTTTATATTCAAGATTTCCGAGATAGTTTTAAAAAGATCACGCCAAAGATAAGCAAGTATGATCGGTTTTCTGTGCTTTTCGTATCGTTATTTGCCATTTTAATGTTAATAGTTTTGAGCATTTACTTGTTATTTGCATTGTCTCATTATGTTGGTGATGACGGCAAAATCATATTGATGGCGATATTCTTTTTTGTATTTGTTTTTTCAGCGATAGAGGTTTTTAGAAATGACTCATAGCACAAATGACGAAGTGATTTATCAGAAAGAACCAAGACAACCAAAAGTGGGCGATATTTGGGTGTGTCAAGAAGGGGTGGTGTTGGTTTTTAGTATCTCAGACATAGGGGTGGAGTATCTTTGGCAAGATACGCCTTATGAATTTGTCGCTGATAGTAGATCGGCTGAAGACTGGCACAAGAATTTTGACTACCAAGAAAATATTTTTGACTGCGAAGGTCTTAAAGATGATGACCCAAAGCTTTACAAAGAGATTAAGGAGCAGAAGCAAATGTTTGAAAGTTTGAAAAAGAAAGAGGCTACCCAAGATCCAGTCAATCACCCAAGTCATTACACATCAGACCCATCAGGCATTGAGTGCATACAGATTACACGCCATCGTAATTTTAATATCGGCAACGCTATTAAATACCTTTGGCGAGCAGGGCTAAAAGATGGTAATAGTGATATTCAGGACTTGCAAAAAGCGGTTTGGTATATTCAAGATGAGATTGAACGATTGCAAACACAAAAAGGTAACGGATAACAATGATTTATCACTTTAAAGGGCATTTTAATGAGCAATGAAAAACTAGAAGCGTACAAAAAAGAGTTTGTTGAATGGGGGAGATGGGTTAGGTGCGACCCTGACAGGCTAAGTTACCCAAGCCCTTGGTTTGAGATGATAATGCGTGATAATATTCCCTGCTCATCTGTTAGCCCAAATATTACAGATGACAGGGCGATGGCGATTGATAAGGCGGTTAGCAGATTATCACGATACAGCGTGTTGCAGTATCAGATTTTTGTTTTGTACTTTGCTAAGAATATCCCTGAATACAAAATTGCCAAGATGGCAGATATGCGAGTATTTGGCAATGGCAGGATTAAAAACGCAAGAAACATTATTAAAGAAAATCTAAGTGGTGCAATGGGCTATGTGATTGCTTTTCTTGAAAATAATGCTTGAATTGTTAGCAAAGATTTGTTAATATTTACCCATAATGGAAAATTGTGCATGATTTTGATATACCCCTTGCAGAGGCAAGGGGTTTTTTATTGCCCAAAAGGAGGGCTTATGGCAAACAAAAAGCCCAAAATGGGCAGACCAAGCATTTTTACTGATGAATTAGCCAATGAGATTTGTGAGCGCGTATCACTGGGTCGCAGCTTAAGAAGTGTGTGCCTTGATAAAGATATGCCAGCCATGTCAACAATTATGGACTGGCTTAATCACAATGAAGACTTTTCGGAGCAGTATCGTAGAGCGTGCGAAGATCGAGAAACCACGCACTTTGAAGAGATGCTCACCATTGCTGATGAAGTGCTACCAGAGACCGCAGAAGTGGCAAGGGCAAAGTTACGCATTGATACAAGAAAATGGGTGCTTGCTCGCATGAATCCAAAGAAATACAGCGACAAAGTCCAAGAAGATAATGCAGATAATGCAGTATCGCTAATGGCTCAATTTATGAAAGAATTGGGGGAAAAATAAGGGGGGTAAATGTTTGACAAATTAGCAGACCCCTTGTATCGGCTCAATCACCTGTACTACATCACTGATAAGTCAGGTAAAAAGGTAAAATTTAATATGACCGCTGAGCAATATGATTACTTCAAACATGAACACAGCAGGAATATCATTTTAAAAGCACGACAATTAGGCTTTACCACGCAAGTGTGTATCATGCAGTTGGACTGTGCGTTGTTTGAGTCAAAAAAATGTGCCTTGATTGCTCATACCCTACACGATGCCAAACGGCTTTTTCGTGAAAAGGTCAAATTCGCTTATGACAACCTGCCTGAACTTGTCAGGCTTGCCAACCCTGTTAAGATTGAGACCAAAGAAGAGTTGGTGTTCGAAAATGGTGGCAGCATTACCGTATCAACATCATTTCGTGGCGGTACACTACAAAGATTGCACGTCTCAGAATTTGGTAAAATCTGTGCCAAATACCCTGATAAAGCACGTGAGATTGTTACAGGGGCATTTGAAGCGGTTTCATTGGACGGTATTGTAACACTTGAAAGCACCGCCGAGGGCAGGCAAGGCTATTTTTATGAGTTTAGCCAAATCGCTGAAAAACTGTATTTATCTAAAAAAACACTAACCGCCCAAGATTGGCGGTTTTTCTTTTTTGCATGGTGGCAGAACAAAGAGTACGCCATGACCACTGAGCCTATCAGCGAGCGATTACAAACGTATTTTGACAGCTTAAAAGCAAAGTATGACATATCGCTTAGCGATGAACAAAAAGCATGGTATCAAGCAAAAGAACGCACACTGGGCGATGACATGAAGCGAGAATATCCGTCATTACCATCTGAGGCTTTTGAGCAGAGTATTGAAGGGGCGTATTATGCCAAGCAATTTGCCTACTTATATGCTAACGGTCGCATTGACAAACTGCCTGATAATGAGCATTTGCCTGTTGATACTTATTGGGATTTGGGCGTATCAGACAGCACGACGATTTGGTTTATCAGACAAGTAGGTGATGAATTTCACATTGTTGATTATTACGAAAATTCAGGCGAGGGATTAAATCATTATATCAAAGTGCTAAAAGATAAGGGCTACAAATACGCCAAGCATGTTGCACCGCATGATATTGATAATAGACAGCTTGGGGCTGACCGTGCTAAGACTTTACGAGAACTTGCACGAGATGGCTATGAGATTGATGGGCAGATATACCGATTAAATTTTGATGTTGTCCCAAGAACAAGCAATGTCAATGAAGACATTGAAAAAGTACGCCAAATCTTGCCCAAATGTGCCTTTGATGCCATCAAATGCGAGCAAGGCATTAAAGCGTTAGAAAGTTACCGCAAAGAATGGAACGATAAAATGGGCGTATGGCGTGATAAACCATTGCACGACTGGGCAAGCCATGGAGCTGATGCGTTTCGTTATTTTGCAACTTATCAGACAAAACAGCAGTATGCAACACAATTAAAAGTGAGTATGTATTAATGAACCCTGATTATATCCTGCCCGAAGTGGTAGCACAACTGCCAACGTGGCAACTGGTAGAAGATTGCTACCTGGGGCAACGGACAATCATGGCAAAAGGCAAGCTATATTTGCCCGACCCCAGTCCCATTGATGAAGACGAAATAGTCAAATACCAACGCTATCAAGACTACCAAAAGCGGGCAGTATATTACAACGCCACAAGGCGAACCGCCAACGCCATGGCAGGGATGGTCTTTGCTAAATACCCCACGCTTGACATACCGCCAGAACTAGAACGCATTAAAACCAATGTGGACGGTGGTAGTCTATCGCTAGTCGGTCAAGCACGCCAAGCCTTTTTGATGATGCTATTAAAGGGGCGTGGTGGATTGCTTGCCGATTACCCTTATGTGCCTAGTGATGAATATAAGCCAACCAAAGCACAGGTTAAAAAATATAACTATGTGCCAAAAATTAGGCTTTTTGAACCAAAGCATATCATTAACTGGCGTGTTGAGCCTATCAATAACGCTAACAAACTGACCTTGCTTGTTCTAAAAGAAAGCTACATCAAATCCGATGACGGCTTTAAAGCAGAGTATGGCGAGCAGTTAATCGTGTATCGCTGGATTGACGGTGTGGTACATCATAGCCTATACCAAAAGGATGGGGTATGGCGTGAAGTGCAGACAGGCGTGTTAAGCGTTACCGATATTCCATTTACCTTTTTTGGGTCAAATGATAATGACGAAACCATGGATGATGCACCGCTTTATGATTTGGCGGTGTTAAACCTTGCCCATTATCGCAACAGTGCTGATTATGAAGAGGGTAATTTCATCTCAGGGCAACCGAGCCTATTTATCACAGGGCTTACCAAAGAATGGGTAACCGACATTGTCAATCAAGGCAATCCCATCCGTCTAGGAGCGAGAACGGCTAACATCTTAGGCAGTGGGGCAAATGCGTTTTTATTGCAGGCTGATGCCAACAGTGGGTTATATCAAGCCATGCAAAATAAAAAAGAGCAAATGGTGGCATTAGGGGCAAGATTGATTGAGCCTAACGGTAGCACCAAGACTGCCACCGAAGCCCAAAGTGAGAAAGTAGACGAGACATCGGTACTTGCCATGCTTGCCAATAATCTATCGGACGCTTATAGCCGCGTGCTTAATTATTGTGCCGACTTTTTGGGTGTTAATCATAAATGCACGATGGCACTTAATACCAAGTTTGACAGCACCAAGATGACCCCACAAGAACGCCAACAGCTCATCGCAGAATGGCAAGCAGGGGCAATCACTTGGGGTGAAATGCGGGCAAGAATGGTAGATGATGAGATTGCCTTTATTGAAGATGATGAGCTTGCCAAAGCAGAGATTGAGAGCGATTTGGGCGAGATTACAGGCCACATTGATGATGAGCCATGAAATGGTGCTAAATGAAAACCTTAATTAATTTAGAAAGATTAAAAACCCAATTGGCAAATGATTTTAATGTCACAATCAAAGACATTTTGGCGTTTTTGCAAAGGGTGGTTTTTAATAAAGAGATTGGCGATTTATCACAAAAAGAAGTAAATATTGTGATAAAGAAAACCGACAGCCAATTAAAAACCCTGTTTGGGGCGTTTATCACAAACTTAAAAACCGATTGGCGGGGGCTATTTAATCATCGCTATGAGGTGGACAGTCCAAAGAACATCAAGGCATTACAAAAGTATGCCGATGAAGTGTTTGCTAAGCCGTTGCGACTAGATGGTAAAATGGGCATAACGCTTGATGAACTGCTTGATGTATTTAACGATGAAGAACGCAAGAAAATCACTAACGCCATCCGCCTAGCTCATCATGACGGTCTGCCCAATGCCAAACTTGTTCAAATGATAAGGGGGACAAGGGCTAGAAACTACCAAGATGGGATTTTGGCAATCACAACACGCCACGCCAAAACCATTGCCCACACAGGCACAGCCATTGTTGCAAATCAAGCCAAGCAGGCGGTCATTGCTGATAATGTCGATATCATCAAAGGCATTAAAATACTTGCTACCTTAGATTTACGCACCAGTGGCATTTGTAGGGGTTTGGATGGGGTGTTTATGCCTTTGGACAAAGCACGATATCCGCCCTATCATTTTAACTGCCGTACAAGTTTTGAGATTGTCTATGATGGCTATCAAACGCCCAAACAGCGAGCGAGCATGGATGGTGTGGTTAAAAATCAAACTTATTATGAATGGCTAAAAAATCAGCCTGCCCAATATCAAGATGAAGTGTTGGGTAAAACCCGAGCGAAGTTATTTCGTGATGGTGGCATGACAGTAGAGCGGTTTAGGGCATTGCAACTGGATAAGTATTTCACCCCCTTAACGCTTGAACAAATGAGAGCATTAGAACCCAAAGCATTTAAAAAGGCAAGCATCCATTAGGATGCTTTTTTATCATCCGCTGTTTGTAACAGCAAAATCAAGGTAGTAACCATGAGTGAAGAAAACCAAACCACAGTTTTAAGTGATGACACACAAAACCAAATCACCCCAGAGCAGTACAACAAGCTACAAGCAGAAGTTGAACGATTGCGTAAACACAGCGAGACCCTTTTGGCTGAAAAAAAGCAACAAAGTGAACAGCGAAGAGCCGAACAAGCCGAAAAAGAGCGACTTGCCGAAGAGACTGCACGCAAAAAGGGGGATTTTGAAACGCTAGAAAAGCAGTATCAAGCCAAAATCCAAGAGTTAAATGAGCAAATCGCTAAGCGTGATAAAGAGCGTGATGAGCATTTGGTCAAATCACACGCCCAAAAGTTATCAAGTCAGTTAAGCGATAACCCTGCCAACCAAGAGATTTTACAAATGGTGCTTGAAAAGCGGTTATCCGCCAAAGATGGTCAATTAAGTGTGTTAGATGACAGTGGTGCTGTATCTATCATGACCCTTGACGATTTGGCAAAACAAATCCAAAACTGTGGTAAATACGACAGCTTAATCATTGGCACACGAGCCAGCGGTACAGGTTCAAACGGTCAATTAATTAAGCGAGCAGGTGATTACAGTGAACAAGAGCGATTAGCACTTGCCCACTCAAACCCTGCTTTATTTAATCAATTATTTTTGGAGTAATCATGGCAAAATTAAGAGAGATTTTTAATAAAAATGTTACCTTGTCTTATCAGGTTAAAGACAACTTACAGCGGTCAAAGTTTTGGCAATCAGGGGCATTTGTCTCAGATGCTCGTTTGCGTCCATTGCTAAACAGCGGTTCATTAACCTTTGATGTGCCTTTTATCCACCCCATTGATGGCAACTTAGAAGCGAACTATTCCAACACCATCATGACAGATATTGCGATGCCACGCTCAATCGAAGGCAGTAAATCAAAAGGGCGTTTGGCACTGTTAAATGAGGGCTTTATTGAAAGCCGTCTTGAAAGCTATTTGCTCGGTCAATCACCGCTAAAACTCATGGCACAGATGATTGATGACTATTGGCTGACACAAGCTGAAAACCGTGCCATTGCTACCTTGTTTGGTCTTTTAAATTATGACCAATCTAATGGTAAGAAGTTATCTACTGACATATCAAAGGCAACTGCTGATGATTCATCAGGCTTTGATGTTCATGCGTTTATTGATGCTGAGGGCACGATGGATGAAATGTATCAGGGCAAAGGTTTGATGGTTGTGCATCCTTTGATTGCAACCAAGATGAGAAAACAGCGACTACTTGAGAGAGTAACCACCGCTGATGATTTAAAGCCGATTGAAACTTATAACGGTCGTACTGTTATTCAGTCTAAGCGTGCAACAGTGATCGGTACAGGTAAAAATGCAAAATATGTCTCTTATTTGTTAGGGGCTGGGGCATTTGCTGCTGACATGGTTGCAGGGCTTGATGATTTGGAGCTTGAACGCACAGCGAACACAGGCAACGGCTCAGGTCATACCACGCTATGGACACGCCGTAACATACTCATCCACCCCCAAGGGTTTAGCTTCATCGCCAATACGCTAACAGGTGGCACAAAAAATGAAGCGCTATCACCAAGTTGGACGGACTTAACCACAGCGGCAAACTGGCGATTGGACGCTGATGCTGATGCTACCCCCATCCGCTTTTTAATCACCAACCTATAAGGAGGGATTCATGTCATTACCAAAAGATAAGGTTAAGCCTGCTTTTAATTTTACCTATCCATCAGAGCGAGCGTATTTTGATGAAAGCAAAAGCACACTGGCTAACGCACAGGTAACAGACCCTGCCAAAAGTGGGGCAGATTATGGCATCAAAGACCCACAGGTTACCGAAGCCTTGACAGGCACAAAGAGCGAGACCGCCAAGGTTGAGTAATCACAAAAAGCCCTGCTTCGGTGGGGCTTTTTCTTTGAGATTTTAAACATGATAACACTTGATGATTTAACAGACATTGATAAGGCTGATGAACAAACCGTGGTTATTGTCAATGCGTGGCTAAATAAGCATAAAATCAGGGCATTTGATACAATCCCTGCCCCCATCAAACAAGCAGGCAGATATATTGCCAAAGCGTGGCTGGATGGGGATTTGTTTGCCACACGCACCGAAGGTCAGGTCATCTCAAAGTCATCAAAGGCAGGTGATGTGTCTGTTTCAAAAACCTATGCAGATGGCGAACAAGGGCAGGCGATGAGCCAAAATGAGCAAATCGCTTTAGCACTCATTGAGCCGTATTTACAACAGCCTTTGGGAATGTTTGGCTTGCCTTTGGTTAGGGGCTAA